TGCCGCTAGTAATGCTCTATCTAAATCTGATTTTCTTTGATACTCAGCTGTTTGAACTCCTGCTCTGCCAGAACCCAGGACTCCTAATTTTGCTTGTTGATCTTTAATTGCTTGTTGTCTTGCTGCAGCTTGTTCATCAAAAGCTGCAAGTGTAGCATCTCTTACTGCTGTTTGGTATGGAGACTCAAAAGCTCGAAAAGCTGTTGGGCCCATGAATGCTGCTTGTTGTTGAAACTGTGTTCCAGCTGCATCAATAAATGGTTGTACTTTATCTAGTGATGCTTCTGCTTTAGTTAAGAAAGGTTGGAAACCAGCTACACCAGTTCCTGATATACCTGTAACTTGTCCTTCTTTACCAAATTGTAATGTTCCTAGTCCTGCTAAATCTGCTTGTTGTTGCTGCACCGCTTGATCTAATGCAGTTTTACTTACCACCTCTGGTGCAAACTGACTTGTGTCTAATCTTTGCGCTGGAGCCGATTGATCAAAAAGAGCTGTTAAATATTTCTGTTGCGCTTCTTCTATTATCGGGGACGGTTTCGTTATCTGTGTTTGGATATCTTCAGCCATTATGCTCTCCCCATAGATTCTAATTGTTT